ACAGAGATCGCGTCTATCCAGTGCTTAACGTGGTCGTTCATTGGGCGCGGCTCCTTTTTGTCGCGGCATGGGTCGTGGCCCTTTCGGGTGAAGAAAAACCCGCCGCGATTGCTCGGGGCGGGTAAGATGGGGGATGAGTTTTGTTGGCTACCTGCTGCTCAAACTGCTCGCGCTCATGGTCATTGCGTTTATCTACGGCTTTTTCAGGGGCCGAGCAAACCAGAGCCGACAACGGGCAACGCGCGGGAAGCAGTAAGCAGTCCGAGCGATGGTTCCTGCATCAATGCGGGATTGAGCAACCCTTGCTGAGCAGCTCTGGAAAACATGATGGAGCGCGCCATCGGAGGCGCAACGAACGGCAATGCAGCCGCCGTCACCCCTAGCGGACCGCCACCAAGAAATCCAGCCCCACCGAACGCCATAGAAGCGATCGACTTCAAGTTGTGTGCCGCAGGACTTCCCACTTGTTGCGGAGACTTTGCGATGGTGGGGAATGCGCTGGCGAATCGGCCGGCAACATCAAGACCGTCGGAAAGAGGCATTCCCTTTTCCGACATCCTGCCCAACACTCTTGCATCCACAGTACCGGTCGCGTCATTGAGCGCGCGGCCCACGGTGTAGGTTTTCGCAATCTGCTTGCGGGCGTCCTGCAAAGCAGGAATCAGGTCTCCACGATTGGCCTGGAGAGCCTGAAACTCCAGCAGGTTTTCAAGGTTGTCGGCCGTCGCCCTGAATTGCTTGGCCGTTGCTAGGTCTGTGGGGCTCGCCGAGCGGTTGTACGACTTGAACCACGCCGCCGCGTCGTTTCTTGCTTGCTTGAGTGCTTCAAGATCAGATGCGGCCTGCGGAGAAAGGCTTGCTACGTCGGCATACGCCTTGCCCGCCGTCTTCCTCAAATCCTCTAGCGTCGATTGCGTGAGCTGCGCGTCTTCTGGAAGCCCAAGGGCCTGCTTGACGATCCCCTCCGTAACTTGCGTGTTCTTCGTGGACGCAATTTGCTGCGTAGCCTGCTTACCCGAAATCGATTCGATGATCTGATTCTTCAGGCTTGGTTGGATCATGTTCGGAGGAATGACGTACCCATTGTCAATCGCCTCCTTGGCCGTCTCCAGCGTGCGGGCGTTTGCTTGAGGGTTCTTCGGGAAGAGAGATCCAATCGCTTCGCCTGTCTTGCCTGCGGCCATCACTCCGAGGGGGAGGGCCGCGCCGATCATCGCTCCAGTTCCTGCGTCTTCGGGGTTCACCGCCCCTGCCATTGCGCCGCCAGAGATTGCACCGCCCAATGTGCGAGCTGCGAGGTTTTGCACCATCGGCAACGTCGTGCCGGTTTTCAGCCCTCCGGACTCAATGGCCGTTGCCAGCGGAGCTAGATAGGGGGCGACGGTGCGAACTGCTTTACCAAGGACTCCGCCAATCGGAGCAATCCCCGCCACCTCTGCGCCGAGCTTACCCATCCCATACGAAAGTGAGTCGGGCTGCGCCCCAACCGCTTGCATGTTTTGGTCGATTCCGGCGCGACGCTGCGCATTCTCCTGCGCAGACTCGAACGGTCGCGCGATCGTCGCGCCAATCGATCCAGCGCCACGCACAAAGCCTCCCAACGCATTCAAGACAGTCTGAGACACGCCGCCAAGCACGTCGCTTCCTTGATTCGGGAAGTCTCGCGCGCCTTGGCTGATGGGGTCGTTAGCAATCTGCGTCGCAACGCTGCTGCCGTACTCCTGCCACGGAGGAACCGGGCCGCTCGATGAGGCGGCGTACTCTTCCCACGGTGCGGCCATTACTGCTTCACCCAACTAGATTGATTGGACGGGTCGCCACCGATGAACCGATAGCCATTGCGGACCATTCCCGGCATCGGCTTTGGCAAGTTAGGCGAAGGCGTTTTCTGCTGCGCGCTGAAATTCGGGTTGGTGAACCCAAGTTTTGTTTGTAGACCTTGCCAATACGAAGGGAATGCAGTGATGTCCTGCCCAGTCTTCTTGTAATCCTGCAATGCTCCTTGCTCGGCGAGGTCTTTCTTGTAGAGATTGTTCTGGAAGTCGAATATCTTCCTGATTGCTTCAGGGTCCGTTGAGAGATTCGGGTTGTTGTGCAGGAAGACTTGGAATTCCATCTGCGACACTCGTCCCGATCCACCCATCGACTGCTTCAATTGCTCCATTGCGGTTTGAGCCGCTAGCTTGTTGAATTCCTGCATGGCTGACAGATCGCCACCAGCAATTCCACGGATCACGGAATCCGGCGCTCCGATAGCCTGCGCCATCGATGCAAGTTGCGCACGCGTTTCACCACCGCCACCAGCACGGAACTTGTTAAGCGCGGCCAACTGCTCCTGAAGGCGCATGTTCAACCCCGCGCTTTGCTCAACGCGCGAGTTCAGGCCGTTTTCATAATCGACCATTCCCTCCGCACCCTTTTTCGCGTAGGCGGCAGCAGCGGCGTCGGCGGCTTCCTGAGCGGATGTCTTGCCATATCCGCCAGCCGCAGAAGGCGCGCCGCCTTGGGGTGCAACGCCAATCATCGGACGTTGGAATCCGGCCGAAGACGGCATGCCAGGTTCTGCCGAGCTGAGATTGACAACCGGGTTCGTGATTCCGTTCTTCTTGGCGTCGGCTGCGATCAGAGACTGCAATTGCGGCGTAAGGGGAAGTCCGGAATTCATGTTCTGGATGCCGCGAGGCGCAGGAGAAAGCTGCGATGCCGGTTGCGGAGGAGCGGCGGCAGGCGCAGACGCACCGGGCATGCCGAGCTGACCGCCAAACACGCTTTGGAACAGCGGCATGAGTACGCTGTTTTCGTTCAGCGCATTCACTGGGTATTCCTTGCCGTTGTCGCCCTTGCGCAGATTCGTCGTTCCTGCGGCGGTGATGAGTGCTTCGGGCAGTTTGCTCGCGAGCGTGTTCTGCGCAGTCGTGAGAGCAGCTCCGCGAGGCATGGAAACCTGCGGTAGTCCGTCCGGCCCAATCGTGACAAGGGAGGCTTGCCCATTCTGGGAGATGTTCAATTGCGGCATGAAGCCCGGAGGAAGCTGGTTACGATCGTAGGCGTATCCGTTCGACACTTGCATATCAGGCGTGCCGCGCTTGAATATCCATTCCGGAACGTTCTTCCCATCATTGAGGGCGAGATCGGCCGTGATCGCGCTTCGCGGAATGCCTGCAATTGGGTTGCCCGCATTCAAGCGTTGCAGTTGCTGGCTTTGCAGGTTCGCGTTCTGGATGGTCGGGGACAGGTTGCCCGTCTGCGCAGCGACGGCGGCATTCGCGGTCGGAACAGATGAGTCGAGCTGGCCCATCCATGCGTTAATCATGTCGTTGCGGCGTTGAAGCTGCGCGGCCTGTTGTTTGCGCATCTCGATTTGCTGCAACGTGTCGTCCAACTGCGCCTGCCCGAGCTTTCGCTTCAGTTGTGCATCAGGCGAAAGAAGCCCAAGAGCTTGTTCAAAGCCCTGCGCAGGACGCCCCGCCATGAGCCCAGCACCCAGAACCCCAAGGGCTTGCGTTTGGCTCGGATCGCCGAAGAAGGTATCGAGAAGCCCCATATCACCACCAGCCCATCAAATGACCCATCGCAGCGGCGCTCAAACCACCGCCCAGGAGACCTTGCGTGCCGCCGCCTTGCGAGGTCGTCCCGGTCGTTGAACCAAAACCGCTCCAAGGAGAAAGCGTGCCCGTGAAGTTCTGGTAAGGACTCCACTGGCCTTGTTGACCTAAGTTATAGAGATTCGCACCCAGCGCAGCGCCGGACTGATCCAAGCCTCGCTGTGCGTTGTAGAAGCTGTTTCTCGTGTTCTGGTAGCCCAGATTCAACCCGCCTAAGCCGAGGTTGAAGTTCTGGTTCATCCCGTAGGCTTGCAAATTACGGTTCTGGTCCTGATTGAATTGACCGTAATGGGACTGGGCTAGTGCATTCGCAAGCCCCGTTCCAGCTTGGCCGATCGCAAGACCTTGCGCAATGCCTTGACGCGATCCACCCAATCCACCGGTTGCGACCGATTGCGATTGGATCGATGGAAGCCAATCGTTCATTAACGTGTCATTGAAAGGCTTGGTGATCGCCGCGTCCATCGAGTTTTGATAGGGGTTCCCGTAGCTCGATGAGAGTGTTGGAGCACCGGGCATCGAGAAGTTGTCGGACATCGGGTTGGAGGTATTCGCCCCCGCCCCCGGACCCGCACCGATCCACGATCCTCTTGAGTCGCTTTGAATCTCGGAATTGGGGATGTAGCCCAAACCGGGCATGTACGTGCTATTGGCCTTGACGGAGCTGTAGTCGGTGGGAGTGACGCCAGCAAAGGGGTTGCTTCCCGTCGCCGTCTGACCTGCCGTTCCGTACATCACCGATGGATTCGGATTGGCATCGATTCCCGGATTAGTACCATACCCACTTTGGGCGCTTTGGCTATTAAGCGCGCTTCCGAGCGATTGGAACATGCTCCCCATCGTGGGCGTGTTCATCGACATTGTTCCGAGTGGAGAGATGCCGCTGCCTGTCGCAGCCCATGCCCCCGGCGCTTGCGAGGTAACTGGGGTTCCCGTATACGGTTGTGGCGTTGGGCCCTGTTGATAGCCATTGCCCCATCCGGTCCAGCCGGTTGGTTCAATTTGTCCGTAAGCCATGTCTTATCTCCCCCCGTAGAACCGATTGAATCCATTACCCGCCATAGGTTGCGAGAGCAATCCCATGCCGACGTTTTGCATTTGTGCGTATCCGGGCATCGCGCCGGGTGCGGTCTGTTGCTGGAACAACTTCGCAGCCGAATCGAGCAACCCACCTTGCCCGTAGACATAGGGCTTGAGCTGCGCGGGAATGTCGTGCGTTTGCGTCTGCGTAGTGGTTTGAGGTTTCGAGCCAGCGACTGCGCCGAGAATTGATGCAGCGGGACCGAGAAGCGAACCGGCGCCATTAGGGATCAGGTTGGATAGCCACGAGCTAGCAGGGCCTGCCGCACCGGCAGCACCGGTCACAGCGCCAGAGCCTGCAAAGGAATCACCCAGCGCGCTCGCACCGCCTGCGGTTCCCGTGTCGGTGAAGCCGGTTGCCATCCCATTTCCGCCGAAGATGTCGGTTGCACCTCCTGCACCACCCATCCCCGCCCCGCCAGCTCCCATGACTGCGGTGTTGGGAACACCAGCGCCAGGAGCCGCGCCCATATCCCAGAACGCGCTTGCATCCGCGCCAGCAGGAAGGCCGGTCACTCCAGCCGTGCCAGCTCCAATGCCCGACCCGCCAATACCGCCCGCAGAACCAGCGCCCATCGCCCCGAGTCCTGCGCCGATTCCATACATCGAAAGGACCGTTAACGCAGCCTGCCCAAGATCCTTGAAATCGGAGAGCTTGAAACTGTTCCCGTTCATGATCGGGTGAGCCCACCCGTCATTTCCCGAAAGGTTGTAGCCGGTGTAGTAGTCCCCCGGCTTGGCTCCCTGCGTCATGCTCTCCCAACCCGTCAAGGGCTGATTGAGCTGGTTGGAATCAACCGACGTGACCCCGTTGTTAAAAACCGGGTTGTAGACCGTCCCATTGGAGACGACTCCACCCGCAGGGCCGGTCCAATACCCGCCGTTCATCCCGCTTTGCAGGAGTTTCAAAATCTCCGGCGGAATAGTCGCCCCCGTCGAATACCCAACGTCTTCCGTCTGCTTGTTGTAGATGCTCATGTGTTTCAGCCCAGAAATGTGTAGGTGACGGTCGAGCCGGAGACAGATACTCGGTAGGCCCCTTGGCCTGACCCCGGATTCCATAAAGTTCCATCGGCAAGCAAGATGTCTCCGTCTTGCACGCGCTCAGGTTGAGCGGTGAGGTATCGACCCTTCAATGAATCGTTCGATGCATTCGCCGCTGCCTGGACATCCTGCGAATTACGAATGGCCCACTTGCGAAATTCCTCCAAGTGAGCGCGAATCTCAGGAGGAAGGTTTGCAGGAACAGGCGGAGGAAGTTTGGGGCGGTAGGTCTGCATTACTTCGTCCCGCCCAAGGAGAGATCGAGGTCCACCGATCGACACTTGCCCACTTCCGCAGTCGTCGTTCTTTTCAGCGCGAGGAACCGCCCCCCGTTTGCGATGGAGTAAACAAAGTCGTCCGTTCCCAAAGTCCCCGTCGCCGCACTCGAATAGGTAGGAGTCGCGTCCGCAGTCATGGCTGAGCCGTGATAGACGGAATACGTTGCTCCTGCCGTTCCGTTGTCCTGCCACCTTGACCCTTGGAGGATCTTCACCGTGGAGGGATCGTCCATATCCATCCCGGTCCTTTCGACCATCGATGTAATGGAAGAGCCCAAGTACGTCGTTCCGCTATCAGTCAATCCGATCTTGGGACCTGTCGTTCCGATGACGAGCCTTTCCTCGGTCGCAATGGAAGAAGGCAGCATCCCCGACGCAGCACAAGTAACTCCCGTGATGTCACGCTCGCCCCATGTGTCATCGTTCCAGTTCCACAAGAGAGCCTTGTTGCAAGTGCTGTTTCCCGTGGTGGGGATGCACACCCACACCTCGGAATACTTGTTGTTCACCGCGAGGAAGGAGGCTTTGTAGTTCGTGGAATCGATGTTGTCGCGAATCCATTGCTTGATCCGTCCCTCGGCCAAGCTCTCAGCCTGACCTCCTTGGTGAATCTTCACGTCGAAGTTCTGCGTGAAAAACACCTGTCCTTTCGGTGTGTTGACCACGCAGTTGATGGCGAGCAATCCATCGTTTCCGGGAAGATATTGAAAGGCGAATACATCGTTTCCGCCGATGTAATGCATCTCGATCCGTGAATCTTCCTTGTAGACGATCATGGAATCGCCATAGGGAAGCATGTCCACCAAAGCGCCGGGTGTCTCCGCCTTATCTACGCTTCCTGCGTCGTTGGAAGCGGCGGCAGCGAACTGAGAGGTCGAGGGAACGGAGCCAGGATCAACCGAAGCCGTCCAATTGATGCGATAAGGCAATTTCGTTGCCGATGTCGAGGTACGCGCCCCAAACATCACTATGAAATTCTTATAGGGACGAGCAACGTCACAGACAAAGGTGTAAGGAAGGCCGACCGGAGTGTTGGCGTACAGCCTTCGCATCCGGATCGTCGTGTCTCCGGACCAGTAATAAAGACCATCCACCGGACTGTTGGCAAGAAGGACACCGTTGAATGTCCCACCCGTCCATTTATCGGTTGAAGCTCCGGTGAAGTTAACCGTCGTGTTGATCTGCATCACCCCTACAAAGCCGGAGCCACTCAAAGCAGACCCAGCCAGAGTGAAAGTCACCTGTGTCGCACTCGGGACCGTGGCAACCGTGTACGTCCCGTTAAACGCCGTGTTGAAGGCGTTCCAGATCGTGAAGGAATTTCCTATCGACAAACCGTGATTCGATTGGGTCGTTGCGCTTCCCGTCCCTGCCCCGTCGCGAGACAGGGCAGTAATCACGATGTTGGTGTATCGGGTAACTTCGGTCTGCGTCGTCCCGTCATCGACATAACACTTGGTCAATCCTGCTTGAAACAGGAACCGGGCAATCGATGTCGTTGTCCCCGCTCCGAAGGTGGACAGCCAGTAGGGAGTAACAGCAGGGGTGGTGAAGACACTTGCAACCCCGCCAACTCTTTCATCGCATCCATTGCGAAACCGCATGTTCTGGCAGTCCGACCACACTCCCGGCGCTAGTTCTTTGGGGAGTTGGTCGCGGTTGATGCCTTGACCGGTCTTGAGGGTTAGCTGCTTGCGCGCCATTTACCTGTGCCTCACGGCCAGCACGCCAGCAAACTTGCGGTCATCGTTGTTCTTGTTGATTCGATCGATGGCTCTCTCAAACAGGGGGAGCCACTTCTGAGCCGCTTCGTCATCCAGACGGAACAATGCAGCCTGGAACAAGGATCCGTACAAATAGGCGTCCGGGAAGTTCGTCAGGAGAGAGTTCGTCGTGTTCGAGTTCGACAGCGCCGTGAACTTCACCGGGCCTGTGATGACGAGCGATCCACTTCCCATCGGGGTTGTAAGGATCGATGAGCCGGAGATCGTGTAATAGTCCGCGTCCCCCGAATCGTTGCCCCTTAGGTCGTCGTACTTTTCCGGGGTGATGTAGACCAACGGATAGTTCGGAGAACCCACCCAATAGGCCGAGCGAATCCCCACATATCCAGTGGGCAAAGTCCCCGTCCCAGAGGTGATCGTCACGATCGAAAGCGTCTCGAACTCCATCAGCTTGCAGCGAACCTGCATCTCTGCTTCACATAGAGCGATGAAGTCGGGAACGCTTCCCGTATAGGACGTGTCTCCCGTGCGATGGTCCCAAGCCGCAATTGCTGTTTGCAGCTCGGAATACGTGGTGATCGACACCTAAGACCCCTTAGAAGCCGAAAGTGAATTCGACCGTGCAAGTGCCGGAGTCGGTCTTTGCCGCAACGTAGGTGTCACTGGCGTTGATGCCAAAGAGCACTACAGAAGCGTTTTGCACGAGCGGATCACCCGCCACAGCAGCCGTGCCAGACCCGACACCGGATCGAACACGAACCGCAGCCGTGCCGGCAGAAGTCGTGACGCGAACTGCCGTTGCATTCAGTGCAGCAGTGGGAATCGCGACGTTGCCCGTCGTCGTCGTTGCCGCGATCGTGACCGTGGAACCCCAGATGGGACGGAATTGAATGTTGCTGTGTTGCATGACTAGATCCGTCCCTTCCAGATGCGGAAATGAGCGATAGCGGGGTCATTCAGAAGACGGCTCATGTGCTCGTCGTTCTGGCAGAACTCGCGAAAGGTGATGCCGTTGTCGTTGAGGTACTTCTCGACAATGACCTTGGGAACTTCCGCTACGTGGCGAAAGTCGTTCGACCCGTGAATCCCCTCGTTGTGGAGTTTTTTCGTTCTTTCAACGATGGGCGTGCAGTCCTGCACCCGTTCAAAGATGGTCTTACCGTCTTCCTGGTGAAAGCGGGTCTGGACTTGTCCCGTGGATAGGATTCGCATAGGTCTCCGACGCTTCGCAGCGGTGAGAGAAAAAGAAAACGGCCCCGAAGGGCCGGGGTTCAGGCCGGAGCCAGCGTGACGGTAATGACACCAACCGCCGCCGTAAGGACGCCGGTGAAGTCGATGCCAATGGACGTACCCGCAGCAATTTGCAGGTCGCTCGCCGTCGTGGACAGCGTGAGGGATTGATTCGTATGAATCGTTCCCTTGAGGTTGTACGTGCTCGAATGCAACGCCGTGCCGGAAGCCGAAGCGGTGCCGGAAGCAGCTTTCTTGACCACTGCCGTCACCGCGCCTGCGTCCGTGCCAGCCACAGTAGGACGCCCCGTAATCGCCTTGACCACATACGCGCGGTTGGCGACAAAGAAGGCACGGTCCACCGAGTTGGCGTCGTACAGCATGTTGATGGTCTCGAAACCGCCATCGTCCAGATCGGTCCCTTGCATACCAAGAGAACCATCGGAGTTTTGTTTGAGGTTGACGCTCATGTTTGCTCCTGAAATGAGACAAGGCCCCGAAGGGCCCTGTCATTAGGCGATGTCGTACACCGCGCCGTTGGCCTTGGGATTGCGGTTCTCCAGCGTCCACTCGCCGATGAGCATCACCTTCTCGCTGTCGCCCGTTGCCGAGATTTCCTTACGGAAGATCGGGCGCAGCCACGCGATGGCGAGCTTGTCGGATTCCAGCACGAACACATCGCGGGTGCGCTGGAACAGGTTCGGAACCGCCTTGAGCTTGCCGAAGTCGGAGACGTAGAAGTCCACCGCCGCCGTCACGCTCTTGTCTTCCGAGTTGTCCAGACGCGAAGCGCCGCCCGTGAAGGACGAGAAGGTCTGCTTGGCAGCAGCGCCCATCATCACCACGTCAGGCTTGCCGCCAGCGATGTAGATCTGCTTGATGACGCTCTTGAGTTGCGTTTCCGTGAAGGAGCGGGTCGTGCCGTCCGTCACGCCCGTGTTGCCCGAGTAAGAGGCAAGCGTCGTGTCGGAGGCTTTGTCGTAGTTGTCCACCGTCCAACCCAGAAGGCCACGGGACTTGCGCGGCGAAGTGGCGTTCACGTCGTTTTGCGTGAGGCCGAATTCGATGTCGCGCTTGAGTTCCAAGCCTTTGAGGGCCGTTTGGTAGTCCATCTCCGACTCACGGCCAGCTTTGTCCACCTTCTCCTGCGTGCCCGAGATCACCACGGCTTTCGTGGAAATCTGGGTACGGTTGGAAAGGCGAACCGTGGCCGTCACCGCAGCAGCGGAGAAGTCATCGCCTTCAGCCTGTGCGTTGGACGCGGCCGAAGCCAGGGACTGGGTTTGCCACTCGTGAAGGGTTGCCGTGGCCTTGGTCTTGCCAGCCATCGAGAACGTCGGGCAGTCGGTCGGGTCGATCCGGCTGATGATGTCGGTCAGGTCCTCACGGTTGCCAATCGCGGCGGTCGTGAGGAACGTATTGGTAGGTGCGGTCATTTACTTTCTCCAGCGCCTCTCGGCGTTAGGACTTGTTGCGAAGGAGCGAGAACACCGCTGCGGCGTCTCGCACGGAACCGGACTTCTCCAACCTCTTCATGGCCGAAGTTCTCCCGTCCGTTGGACTGATGTCTGCGCCGCCGCCAGGCCGCTCTACCTTCTGGGGTAGTTGCGAAACCTTCTTTGCGGCGGCGTGGGCCTTTGCCATCATCTGGTCGTAAAGCATGGCTTTGTGCGACATGACGACGGCGCGATGGTCCGTGATGGAATTGACTTCCTGATCGGTGAACCCCTGTTCTTTCAGGTAGTTCGAGATGGCTTGCTGGCCTTGCTTGGCTTTGGATTCATCCTTCCAGTCCGGCAGCTTGGCAAGGAGCTCTTGCTGCTGCGTTTGGAGGAAGGCCTGCATCTGCTGCGCTTGTTCGGCCTGAAACCGGGCGTGAAGTTGATGCTGCTCCTGCGCGATCTGCTGCAACTTTGCTTGCCTTGCGTTAGCGAGGTGCTGCTGCTTCAGATATTCGACAGGATCAGTCTCAATCAGCTTCTGCCAATCGATCTGTGACTGTTCTTGCAATTGGGCTTGCAAGATGGCTTGGGCTTGTTGGAGCCCTTGCGCGTACTTCGTGCGCTCTTCGCGCGCTTTGTTGGACTCCGCTTCCGCAGCTTTACGCTGTTCGGCAGCTTCCATCGTCTTGCGCGTGTAGTCAGCCTGTCTCAGTCCGTTCTTGTAGTAATCGGCCAGCTCCGCTTTCTTGATTTCAACCGGCTTGCCATCGACTTCGATGGTGACGGTTTCGTCAGAAGCGGGGGCGTCTTCTACCTTCTCGGTTTCGACTTCGGCTTGGGTGTCCTCGGGTTCCTTTACAGGCTCGACCGGGGAGGCTGTCGGTTCCTTTTCAGGTTCCTTGGCCGGGGTTGCTTTTTGCGGCTCGCGGGCTTGTGCAAAAAGGCTGGCTGCCTGATTCACGCTCAGGGGTGCGGTGGATTCCGTTGCCGGAGTATCCTGACTCATCGTCGTTTCCTTCGGGGGCGCATCACTGCGATACCCTTGCTCCAATCTTGCCTTTCGGCCTAGTGGCTGGGAGCTATCAGCCTGCTAACTGCTGCGTATTCCTCTTTGAGCTTCTTCAGCCCTTCGGGAGTGGTGATGTCTTGTCCGCGGCGGTAGGCCGCAAGGACGAATTGATAGGCGCGTTCTTCGTCGGTCATGAGCCGCTACCGAATCGGCTTGCCCTGCATCCACTGCAAGTCTCGCCACGCTTCGAGCGCAATTAGTTTGAATCGGCTCTCCACGTACTTTTCGCTCATCGCGTCATGCAATACGTTGAAGCTGAACAGCTTTTTCGTTGTGTGCCCGTTCTCAGAAAATTCGACGTAATACCGTTTGTTATC